TATTACATTACTCTATGCCTAACAAAACAAAAGTACCAAGGACAATCTTTTCCTTTAACTGTGACATTATACCAATAAGGTAACTATAAAATGAATGATGATATTAATGAGATGTGGGCGAAAGACGCTCCCATCGATGAAACCAATTTGGTGAATGAAAGTAAACGCATACCACAATTGCATAGTAAATATTATGGTATGTACTATAAAGAAGCATTGACTGTGAAGAAAAACCTCGCAGTACTCGCAGAATTAAAAAGAGATAAACTGGAATACTATACTGGTCACTTAGACGAACAAACAATGAAAGAAAAGGGATGGAAACCATTCCAGTTAAAAGTTCTTCGCAACGATGTAGATAAATACATACAGAGCGATAAAGATATTATCAGGTTATCTCTCAAGATAGATTATCACAAAGAACGTGCAAGTTATCTTGAGGATATTATCAAAACAATACACTCTCGTAACTTCGTAATCAAATCAATGATCGATGTTATGAAGTTCCAAGCAGGTGATTATTAATTATGGTAGAGTCTATCCCACCCATCCTTCCAACACAAATTGTAAGTAACTACACTCGCACCGCTTACGTGGGCGAGGACTTGGTTACAACTCACGTCGAACACCAAGTGGTGAATGGCGCAATACGTGTTTCTGAATTGGGATATACTCTATACAATAGAAACGGTGAATTAGTAGACTCTCCAAAACCTGTCGGGTCTAATGTGGATATTCAAACATGACAGATACTGTAACAGTTGAATTTCTTGATCATGTTCATATGAAAGTTCTTGCAGAACCGTCGACACGACAAGAGATCTCAGATTTCTTTTCTTTTAAACCAGAAGGGTGGCAATATCACCCAAAGGTAAAAACTCGTATGTGGGATGGAGTCATTAGACTTTATCAACCTATGAGACCTAAACTCTATGTTGGGTCGTTGGGTAAGTTAAAAGAATTCTGTGACGTTAGAGAATACGAACTTAATATAGAAACAAAAGAATATGATTCGGATGTATGTGTGGATGATTATCCAACTGCGCTTGCAGAACATATTAACTGTAAATACACACCACGTGATTATCAGTCAGAATATATCTGTAATGCGATTGCGAATAACAGAACACTCAGTGTATCTCCTACTTCGTCAGGTAAGTCTCTTATCATCTACCTACTCCAACAACATTATTGGCACACGTTCGATCACAGGACATTGATTATTGTCCCGACGATTGGTCTTGTCCATCAGATGGCAGGTGACTTTGTTGACTATGGATGTAAGGAAGAGATCTACAAAATTCAAGGTGGTGTTGACAAACACACCAAGGCGCCTGTTGTAATATCGACATGGCAATCACTCATCAAACAACCCAAAGCATGGTTCGATCAGTTTGATGTTGTACTTGGAGACGAGGCGCACCTGTTTGCTGCGAAGTCACTTACTACTATCCTAGAAAAATTATCTGACTGTAAGTATAGACATGGATTCACTGGAACCCTAAAGTCTTCGGAGTCAAAGACACACCGTATGGTTTTGGAAGGTTGTTTCGGATCTGTCAAACGTGCAGTTACAACTAAGAACCTTATTGACGCAGGGACAGTTGCAGACTTCAACGTCAAAGCAATTGTACTCAACTATAATAAAGAGACAAAGAAATCTTTCAAGGATGCATTCAAGAAGATTGATGCGCCTCAGAAAAAGTACCCTGCAGAACGTGAGTTCTTGACGAACCACGAGAAGAGAAATATGTTCATCCGTAATCTCGTCTGGTCACTGGAAGGTCAGAACAATCTGATCCTTTTTGATCTGGTTGAGAAACACGGAAAGATCCTAGAACCCTTGCTTCGCAAGGAAGACAGAGTCTTGCATTTCATTTATGGTGGAACGAAAGGGGATGAACGTGAAACGATTCGACACATGGTTGAAGAAGACAAAGAGAAGAGACATGATATCCTTGCATCCTATGGAGTCTTTTCGACAGGGGTGAACCTACAGAAGTTGGACAATGTGATTTTCGCCTCTGGTTCAAAGTCTGAGATCAAGGTTCTCCAGTCAATCGGAAGAACCCTAAGAAAAGGAAACGATGCCGATCACGCTACGCTGTATGATATCGCTGACGATCTCTCTACAGGATCGTTCCAAAATTATACATTAAAACATTTTAGAAAGAGAATTGAGATCTATGGGGCGCAAGAGTTCCCATTTAAGGTGTACACGGTTGACATCTAAAGCAGCCATAAAGGTATCTTTTAAAGCGATAAATCGATTATAACAACGTTGATCAGGAAAGGCAAGAACTATTTTCAAAAAAGATGAAAAAAATTATCTGCTTGACAACCCTATCAACATAGTGTACAATAGACCTAATTTCAACACAACAGAGGGAACCTACATGTGGCTAAGAAAAGAAACTACGTAAACAACAAAGACCTTCTGGAGGCACTTATTCAATATAAGGAAGAGTGCAAGGAAGCGGAAGATGCAGGGGAAGAGATTCCACGAGTACCAAATTATGTGGGAGAGTGCATCTTCAAGATTGCGAATCGTCTTGCGACGAAACCAAACTTCTCTGGATATTCCTATAAAGATGATATGATTTCAGATGGGATTGAGAACTGTTTACAATACATTCACAATTTTGATCCAGAAAAATCAAAGAACCCTTTTGCATATTTCACACAGATTATATGGTATGCATTTCTAAGAAGGATCCAGAAAGAAAAGAAACAACTTTACATCCGATTCAAGTCATCTCAGAAAGCAATGACAAGTATGGGTGCAATGGATGGAATGGGTAACGGAATTCAAATGTCCGAACCCCCAGAATATATCAATGATTTTATAGAAGAGTTTGAAGGTAAACTCAAAGCAAAGAAGGAACAATCGTAGATGAAGTATTTTGTTATGGAACCGACTTATAAAAAGTCGATTGCGGAAGAGACAGTATTTAAAAAAGATATTGATGGTGGATGGCAAAGTGACTCTCAATATAAAAACTCTCTATGGGCAACCCTTGAAGTTGGTTGGAGATGGGGATCTTGGTTAGTCACTATTCCAGAGACAGAAGAAGAAATCATGACATTCGCTAACAGACGATTTGGCGGCGATGATCAGGAAGATCCATATTATAAAAACATTCAAGAGGTGTATGACGATTATTGTTCTGGAGACTGTGAAGAATCAGATGAACAGATAATCGAACTCATAGACGTGTTCACGCCAGATACTTCTGAAGCTTGTACCTTCCATGAGGTTAGTGATTATGATGCGGAAATGATAGAAACATGGGATGGATGTTGGGAAGACTGGTCAATCCGTCAACATGTGACAGACGATGCCGATGGATATCTTGATGAAGATGAAATGGATGCATACTTAGAAAATGTACAAGAAGCTTGGGATGAAGACGGTTACGAATCAGTCGAAAACTTGGACTTCTTGGATGTCGGTTGTGAATTCTATATCAATTGTCCAATAACATTAAAACCTTGCGATGAAAACGGAAAGGTTTTTGACGAGGAGTAATAAATGAAAATTCTAGTATATGGTTTGCCAGGATCTGGCAAATCAACTCTTGCAGAGCCGTTGGCGAAACTCGTCAACGGTGTTCATTTAAACGCAGACAGGGTACGTGAAGAGTACAATGACTGGGACTTCACACCAGAGGGACGTATGCGTCAAGCGATGCGTATGAAGTTCTTATCAGATGGTGTAGTGAAAGCAGGTAAGGTTGCAGTTGCAGACTTCATCTGTCCTACCGCTGAAGCCCGTATATTCTTCAATGCAGATTTTGCAGTATGGATGGATACAATTCAAGAGGGAAGGTTTGAGGATACAAATAAAATATTTGAACAACCTCATATCGATGAGTATGATTATCACGTGTGTAAGTGGTTCAATGATACCCATCAACAATTAGCTGAAGTTTTAGAAAAATATCTCGACTTAGATTATTGTCGATAAGGAGTAGTAATGAGTATCGGTTTCGATTGGAACAAACCAACTGTACAGATGTTAGGCAGGTGGCAACCTTGGCACAAAGGACATCAAGAATTATTTAAACGTGCACTTGCAATCACAGGCCAAGTAGTTATCATGATTCGTGATGTGGGTGGTATCGTTGGTGAGGATGTAGGCGCTGGAC